TTCTCCTTTATTGGATACAGAACGGTTCTTTGAGGAATCGCAAGGAGAACTTGATTAATTAGTTAGCCTATTTATTACTATAAACATATTTATTAAAAAGGGAATTTACTATGTCAAAATCACAATCATTCGTAAAGTTACTACGAAAAGTTATACGAGAAGAGGTACGTTCTGCGGTTAAAGAAATAATGGTAGAACAGAAAGTTAATCATAATAGCATTATAGAACATGGAATGAAGTTATCAGAAATATCTGAAAATCCAATGCCTAATAAACCTCGAGCAAAAAAACAATTTACATCAAATCCTATGTTAAATGAGCTTTTGAATGAAACAGCCGCAACACCGGCATCACAAGAAATGATGGATTATTCTACAATGAATTTCAAATCTGAGATGGCAGAAGCATTTGGCGCTGAAAGACAACAAGCACAACCAAGTATGCCATTGGTAACAAAAGGACAACAAGGTGAACCAGTTAATATGGCAGATGAGAATGTTGCAACAGCAGTAAAAGCAATGACAAGAGATTATTCTTCATTGATAAAAGCAATAGACAAAAAGAACGGAAAGATGGGAACTAAATAATAATGGCTAGAGCAATCTATCAATATAAACCTATTAATGATACTCCAGATACAGCAATTGGAATTCAATTGCCATTAAATAGAGGAGCAAAAGGTATGTCTGCAGATCAGAACTATGCTTCAGGCTCTCAAGCAGGAAAAGGTGTATTTGATTCTACATATACGACAAAAGACGCTGTTATCTCAAATTTAAAGAATTTGATTTTAACAGAAAAAGGTGAAAGATATATGCAACCAGAATTTGGTACAAATATACGTACGATATTGTTTGAAAATAATACGGAAGAAATTAGATCGATATTGCGTACTGCAATTAATGAAGATATTGAACGATGGTTACCATATGTTAATTTAGCTGGAGTTGATGTTACTCCATCTGAAGATATGCATTCATTAAGTATAAAAATGAACTTTCAAATAACATCAGTAGGTGCTAATGTTGTTATTAATATATTAGCATCAGAAAATGAATTTATAGTATCTGAAGTAGAACAAGAAATGGTATTAACAGAAGTAGGTTCTTTTAGTTCTGGAACAGCATTTAGTTTAGGAGGCGGCAGTACTTATTAAGGGATAAAATATGGCAGACTTAATTAAAAAAGACGTAAAGTATATCAATAAAGATTTTGCACAGTTTAGACAAAATCTAATAAACTTTGCTAAGAATTATTTTCCAAACACATATCAAGATTTTAATGAATCATCACCTGGTATGATGTTTATGGAAATGGCTGCATATGTTGGTGATGTATTATCATATTACACAGATGCGTCATTAAGAGAATCATTATTATCAACAGCACAGGAAAGTTCAAATATATTGATGTTATCACAATTATTTGGATATAAGCCAAAATTAAATTCTCCGGCAACATGTAAATTAGATGTATTTCAATTAGTTCCGGCTAAAGGAACTGGTGCAGATGCTGTGCCTGATATGAGATATGCATTAACTATAGCATCTGGTATGCAAATTGCAACCGAATCAGGAATAATTTTCCATACAGAGGCACCAGTAGATTTTAATCAAGATCCGGACATCACAGTATATGAAATAGATGCTAGTGGTAATGTTGCTCGATACTTATTGAAAAAACAAGTTCATGTATTATCTGGAGAAGTTAAAACTGGAGTATTTACATTTACAGATCCTAAACCTTATGATAAAATTATTTTACCAGAAGATAATGTTATTGATATTATTAGAGTAACAGATTCAACATTAAATAAATGGCAAGAAGTTGATTATTTAGCACAAGATACTATTATGGAAGACATTGCTAACATTCCATTTAATGATCCAGATTTATCAGCATATCGATCGACGGTTCCATATATCTTAAAATTAAGACGAACAGCTAGAAGATTTACATTGCGTGTGAGAGAAGATCAAAGAGTTGAATTACAGTTTGGGTCAGGAGTAAGTTCAGATGCTGATGAAGAAATTATACCTAATCCTAAAAATGTTGGACATGGATTAGAATATTTAAGAAGAACGACAACTAGTGCAGTAGATCCAACCAACTTTTTATATACTAGTACATATGGATTAGCTCCACAAAATACTTCATTGTCAGTTAAATATTCATTTGGTGGTTCTCAATCAGAGAATGTAGGCGTTAATGAAATGACTGTTATTGAGAGTATAGAATATCTCAATGAGACAGGATTAGTTGATTTAACAACAACAAAAGCATCTGTTGCTGTTACAAATAATGAGCCGGCTGGTGGTGCAAAACAAAGACAACAAATTGATAATATACGACAAAATGCAATAGCATCTTTTGCTGCACAGAGTAGAGCAATAACAAGAGAAGATTATATAGCTAGAGTTTATTCGATGCCAGCGAGGTTTGGTTCAGTTGCAAAAGCTTATATTGTTGGAGATACACAAATAAATACAGCAGATAAAACATATCCATCTGAAACAATATCTAATCCATATGCGTTAAATTTATACATATTGGCACAAAATTCAAATGGACAATTTGTAGAAGGAAATACAGCACTAAAAGAAAATTTAAGAACATACTTATCACAATATAGAATGTTAACAGATGCATTGAATATGAAAGATGCATTTATTGTTAATATAGGAGTTGAATTTGAAGTAATACCAAAACCAAATAACAATTCAAATGAAGTAATATTACGTTGTATTGATAGATTGAAAGTGTTACTACATAATGATCGAATGCAAATAAATGGACCATTAAGTATGTCGGCATTAGTGTCTGATTTAGATGGGCTTGAAGGCGTTCAAAGTGTACCTATGTTTTCATTCCATAATCTACATAAAGCAGAAGATGGATATTCTGGAAATGAGTATGACATCGAAAAAGCTATTAAAAATAATATTTTATATCCGTCATTAGATCCATGTATATTTGAAATAAAATATCCTAATAAAGATATAAAAGGAAAGGTAGTTAAGTAAGGGATAAATTATGTATAGAATATTTTACGCGGAAAAAGATAATACATTGTACGAAAGATTTTCGGAACAAAATGTTGGAATAGATGAAATATTAGAATTAACTAAAATTGCTTCCGGTTCTCGTGTAAATGGTGTTATACGAGATAATACATACAATTCTAGAATGTTAATTGATTTTGGTACAGCAATTACGACAATATCACAATCAATTGAAGATGGAGAAGTAAACAACAATCCTAGATTTTATCTGAATCTTCATGCATCGGATGCAACTGATATATTAACAGAATATTCTATTAAAGCCTATCCTGTTTCAGAGTCATGGGAAAATGGTAGTGGACAGTTAGATGACCGACCTCAAACAAAAGTAGGCTCATCATGGAAACATAGAATAGGTGATGCAGTAGCACAAACAACAACATCTTGGCTTACAGGCTCAAATGGGTGGTATCCAGGAGTAACAGAAACATTAGGCGGAGGAACATGGATTACAGGATCTGGATTTGAGGGGTCTCAATCATTTACAAATGAATCTCCGGACTTAAGAATAGATGTAACAGACATAGTGTTAGGTTGGATATCAGGTTCAATGCCTAACTATGGCTTCATGGTTAAAAGACCTAATAGCGATGAAATATCGGGTGAAAATTTAGGTTCTATAAAGTATTTTGGTAAAGAGTCTCATACAATATTTGTACCTAAATTAGAAATGGGATGGGATGATGTAAATACTGGTTACCTAACTCAAAACAATATAACATCAGATTCATATGTTCCATATATTAAAAATATTAAATCGGAATATAGAACATCAGATATTGCAAGATTTAGAGTAGGAGTTCGTCCAGAATTTCCAACCAAATCATATCAAACATCTTCCTTTTATTTGACAGGAGAAAGACTTCCAGCATCGAGTTCATATTCAATATATGATTCTGTTACTAATGATATCTTTATTAAAGATGAAAAATCATATGTTGATTCTATGACAAAGATATCAAGTGATATAAATGGAAATTATTTTGATTTAAGAATGGATAGTTTTATGCCTGAAAGATATTATAAAATACAATTAAAATGTAGAAGAACAAATGATACACATACATTTGATGACTTCTATTTCAAAGTGGTGAACTAATATGGCAGATTCGGATATCAGAGGAAATAATAGATTTTTAGATAGCAAATCTTCAGAAGAAAAAGTTAACAAGCTTAATCCTAAAGATATGCTATTAAGGATTCTTAAAGATGAATTTCCAGATGACCCTTTTTATAGAAATGATCGATTAACTCATAGCAATCCTGCTAGACAAGCATTAGATTCGTTTAGACCTATAAGAGGCAAGAGAGGTCAGTTAGAATCTAAAGATTTACCTCCTGCGGAAAGAAATGATAAAAATGTTTTAGACTTATCAGTAACACGTAAAGAATATGCTAAATATGAATTAGCGAAATCATATCCAACAATAGATGAAGATGACTTAGATGAACTAATAGATGAAGAATGGGAATATTTTGAAGATGCAGATGAGCCAGATACAGAACCTATAGTTATTGTAGAAGCGCCTAGGCCATCTGGATTATTTTTAGTTAATTCTGAAGCGGATATGAATGATTACCATGACATGTATCTTAAATATGGCCCACAAACAATCGATCCTGATCAGGAAGATATTGCATCACGTATATTTTGTGTATTTTTTATTCATAATGGAGTAGCTAAGCCTATACCAACATATAAAACATTAGAAGTAATGTTAGTAGAACGTGGTAAGACATATGAAACTATATCAGAAGCAACGCCGGAAGAAATAACTGAGTTTGATTTATTAATAGACGGAAATATTGAGCCTGAAGATGATGAGGATGTAGATGTTGTAGATGGCGTAAATTTGGAAAATGAATCACCGGAAGATGATGTTAAAGAAGAACTAGATATGTCTCCATACGAAGAGTTTATGGAACGTTCTATGCCAATTAGAGATCCGGATTGGAATCCTGTTGTAAGATTTAGAAGTGGATATCGTCCGATGATGCCATTCTTAAGAGATCCAGGAGATTATGTTAAGCCAGATAATATGCGTGATATAGAAGGCCGAATCCCAGTAGATGAAGACGGCGTTCCATTACCACCAGATGTATTTGGTGAAGAAGATCCAACAGATATGTATTTTGATCAAGTTTTTCAAAAACAGACATACCGTGAAGCGTTAAGAGAAAAATACGAAGGTAAGATGATTATAGCTGATTGGCCGGCACCGGAATATGATTCTGCAGAGGTAGGCAATCAAGCAGGAATTAGATCAGATGATGCTGTATTAAATCTTCGTATGATGATAAATGGTCATTGGAAATTTGTA